TCGGCCGGGCCCCCCGCCTCGCCGCTCTTCTGATCAGTCTGGGCGCCCCCCTTGTGGTCGGCGTCGACAGTCGTCTCCGCCTGCTTTATCCGGGTCTCCATGCTGTTGAACTTGGACGTGTCCTCCTGTGCACGTACGTCCAGTTTGCGCATGTCACCGTTGTAGTCGCCCCTCCACGTGGGCTTGTCGGTGTCGATGAACTGGCTGAGGCCCAACGCCTCCGTCTTGTTTGTGCTTGCCATGTTCGGTTCTCCTTACTGCCGTAGGCGTTGTCAGCGGCTTGCGTGGTCGGTCTTGTACTCAGGGTCCAGGTCCCACTGGCGGGCCGTCCAGTTGGCCTCGTCTAGCGCTTGCGCCGTCGCTCCGACGTCGTCGGCGCCCTTGGCGAACCTGGCCTGTGTGCGCACATTGTCGTATAGCACAGCCAGCACCTCCGAGACGGTTTGGTCTGTGCGCCCCCACACAGGGTCTGCGACGATCATATCCTTGGCACCTCGCTGCGCCAGGCGCCGGTAGAGAGCGTCGATCGCCTGGTCAATCTTGTCGCCCGTCTCCTTGCGCAGGCGCGATTCGAGGTCGACCAGGCGCGCGTCGATGTCATTGGCGAGCGCCACGACCTTGTTGACCGTGTCGATGATCCGCTTATAATTCTGGATCAGGTCTTCCAGCACCTCTTGGTAGGAGTACGCTTCGCGCTCCGCGAAAGGCGTGATGTTCGTCAGAGGTGTGTTCTGTAGGTCAAAGAACGGGACGTTGTTTATAGGCATGCGGCCTCCTTCGTTAGATCCAATAACCCCAGCCCCACATGGCGCCGAAGCCCATATACATGTCGCCCCCGATGTAGTTGTCGTTGGACGTCCACAGTCCGAAGAACAAGTCAGCGAGCTCGCCGAGCACCATACGATCGACGTTGATCAGGCTCGCCCTATATTCTGCGATCAGCGACGACGCCGACTGGGAGCGGCCCGTCGAATGCGATGTGGCGTGCGTCGTCTCATCGCCCTTCGCACTAGACTTCGACGTGTTGTCGGTCTTGGACGCGCCCTCCGTTCGGCCATTCGACTTGTTCCCCGACACGGCATAGTCGCCGTGCTGGTTGATCGCCGTGTCCGGGTAACGCATATCCCGAGCATCCGACTCAGATGCGCCGGAGGTTCGGTTTTCCGTCGTCCCCGAACCCTCATTGCTGGACGACGACGTGTGCGTGCCGTCGGAGACCGATGAGACGTCCATAGTGGACAGCGGGTCGAACTTGATCCGCGTCGACTCATACAGCTGGTTGTAGTACGGCATGACCAGTTCTAGCCGGTGTCGCAGCTGGTGTGCGAACATGGCGACCGTCTCATAGGCAGTCTCCCGGAACCAGTAGTGGTCTTTAATCAGCTTGTTTAGGTGCGGCCTGTAGGTTTCGTCGAAGATCGGGTACGCCTCCAAGCCGAGCTCGGCGTCGCTGTATCGGGCGCACACATCCCGGAGCTCTATCGTAAAGTCAGCCATCGAAGCCCTCACCCAAATCGTTGATGCCGCGCACCTGTTCACGACTGTGCCGCCAATGCACGGACACATTCAGGCCGTACCGCTCGTTGATGGCGTCCGCGGCCTCCTGACGGGCGCCGATCGCCACGCCGCGGAACGCCGCTGTCTGGCCTTGGATCGCCTCCACCTCGTCGTCGACGAGCCGCTCTTTCTTGTCCGGCGGGGCGCATTGGATGCCTAGTGCGAGCATCGCATCGTCCCATATTTCCTTCTTGACGCGGATCGCGTCGGATATCGCGTTCGGCGACTGTCTGTTGTCTAGTGCCTGCACCGACTCGGCCAGGCCACGACCCATGTCGTCTTTGACGGTGAAGATCACCGGTTGGCCCTCAGCCACCTGCCGGTAGAAGTTTTCCCCCGCCAGCCGTTGCTCTTGGCTAAGCGCCAGGATCATCGGGCTGCGCGAGTTGAGGGCATTAACACGCACCGTCTCGGCGGCCTCCGCCAAGGCGGCCGCATAGTAGTTGACGACCCACTGGTCGTTGACACGGTTCCTGTTCGTCCAAATCGGGACGCAGTCCTTCGACGATATCTCCCGGTTAATGTACCTGTTGCCGGTCACGCGGAACATCTTCGGGTCCCCGTATACGTCCACATCGCCGGTGCTAGCGGCGTGCAGCGCGAAGAAGGCATGCAGGCGTGTGTCTTCGAAGAAGACCGCGAGGCCGTGGCGGTGCAGCACGCGCTCAAGGTAGCGTTCGTTGACCGTCTCGGGCAGGCCATCCCATACGAAGCGAGACTCTGCCAGGCCCCACAGCATATTCTGGTAGAGCATGAACTCGCCGCCTCGCATGGCCTTTGCCCTATTGGGGCGGAAGCGGCCGTCGTTCATCCTGGATGGCTCCACGCCACCAATCAGGTCGCCGTTTGTCAAGCCCTTCGTGCTCGGCATTACAGCTGCACCACTTTCTTCGGGCCGTTGTCGAACAAGTGCATCTCCGTTATCTCCTTCGGCTCATCCCACACGGTGACTCCCTTCTCAAATATGCCGCGGATCGTCTCGGCGTGCATCTGCGGCACGGACGGGGCGTCGATGCGGCAGTCCGCCAGCTTCCAGTATGTGAAATGTGTCATGAGTGTTAGATTATAAGCGGCCATGTCGATGGTGCGGTTGCAGCGGTAGCCGAACCTCGCGAAGTGTTCGGCGACGGCCTGGATCGCACCCCTGTGCGGTGTCTTGAGTCGCACATCCACCATCCACCCAGTGGTAGAGAGCATGAAAGCGTCGCCTCCGATTTGCCCGGAGATGGACGGCTGCACCATCCTCGTGTCTTGTATCTTCGCTTTCAGGCCGGCCAGGGTGTTCGAGTAGTCGCCCTTCGCCACCATGTCCGCATACTCTCTGTTGGTGTCCCTGTTGTAGGCGGCCTGTGCATTCTGCAACCCCGTGAGCTTCGCCGCCAGATTGTTGGTGATCGCCGTGGACTGGGAAGCGGTGGAGTTGGCCAGGTCGGTCTGTGCGTCCCTCGCGTTCGCGTCGATGTTGTAGTTCGACTGAGCCATGTGTATGCCCATGCCGGTGCCGACGACGCCTTTGACGGCGCCGCCGATGTCCCCCGACAGGAGGCTTCCGATGGCCCCCATGCCGCCGGAGACGCCCTGTTGTATCATGCTGTTCTGCGTGTGGCCCCACGCGGCATCGTTGGTGATCGCCGTCGACTGGGACCGGGCCGCATTCGACAGGGCTGTCTGTGCGCCTCTTGCCGTGTTGGAGGCGACCATGGACTGCCGGGCCGTGCCGATCGCATACGATGCCTGGTCGTAAGCCACCTGGTTGCCTTGCAGCGCCTTCTGTTGAGACCAGTCGGCGGACTGGTAGGCGAACGCTATGCTGTGCGCCTGAGACGCCAGCGCGTTGAGTCCCGAGTTGTTGGGGATGGAGAACATCGGGAAGTTCGTGAAGAACAGGGAGCCGTCCAGGAATGAGTTGGACAGTGGGTTGCCCGTCGTGTTGTCCTCCGACAGGTAGTCGCGCAGCCACACGACGACCCGTGGGCCCGGGGGGGAGAAGTGCTGTAGGCGGGACAGCGTTACCTTGCCGCCATTCGGCAGGTACTCAGGGTGGACGGCCATCGACTGACCCTGGTAGTTGGTGAGTTCAATGAACAGGTAAGGCGCTGTGACGAGCTTCGTGTAGTTCTTCTGCCAATCAGCGAAGTGGGTCTTATCGAGTAGTTCGATGGCGCCACCGCCGAAGAACGTCCGGTCCTGCCCCCACATGACGTCGCCTTCGTGGCCGCTCTTACGGGACCGGATGATCTTGACGTTGTTCGGGTCGACGCCCTGCCGGTACTTGTCGTGCACATTGTCTGTGTTGTGAGACGCGATGATCCGGTCGAATGCATTGTCGGGCGTGGGCAGGAGCATGATCATCTGGACGCCCTGGGACACCCACGGGAACGGCGACATGGCGGTCGCGAAGAACTCGAACGTCCCGATGTCGCGGACGAGGATGATGTCGCACCCGTTGGGAAGGCCTTCGAAAGCGGATCCTTTCGCCGTCCTCAAGTTCGGGTTCGCCTGATCGCCAGGGTCATAGGAGAAGTCAGTGGAGGCGACGAGCATGACGCAGCACTCGGAGAGGGTGGCGACCGTGTAGCGCTCGCTGTAACGCACCATGTAGTCGGACCCTAAATCGAGTCCCTCCGCCTCTCGGAGGACGTCATGCTGGCGGCCGCGCCACGTGGCGGCCACTGGCAGGTGGCCCTGGACGACGAATGCGTTGCGCAGCCTGACGTTGCCGCAATACGTCGTCCACACGTCCAGCTGGACGGACAGCGCGGTGGCGTCGGGGGCGACCCTGACGACGTCCTGAATGAAGTAGTAGAAGACCGTGGGACGCTCTTTGTCGGGGTGCAGCTTGGATATCTTCGGGTTGACGACTCTGATGTAGTTGTATCCGACACATGTGGAGAATGGCTCATCGAGTACGACTTGCGAGCCGTAATCGATGGTCTGCGCATTCTTCAGTGTAAGGTGGTGTGCGTCCGGCCGGTCGATGTACGAGGCCCTGTGCGCGTAGTCGCGCCATTGGACGATGTCCCGGTAAGCGGAGTCCCACGCCACCGTGGTTAGCGTGACTTCGGCCCCGGCGGACCATTCGGTGGCACTCGGCATGCGCACACCACTCCTTACGGATATATGGGAGGGGCGCCGGGAGAGAAAAGGTAAGAGACCGGCGCCCCTCCGGGGCCCTACTTGACGGTGACGACGAAGGAGCCGTAGGAGACGCCGTCGGCTCCCGTGACGGTGATGTTCACCTTGTAGGTGCCGTTCTCGCCGTTGACGGTTTCGACCGTGTAATCGATGTTCCGCCCGTGTGCGAACGTGTTGTTCTGCACATCGTTGATCAGCGTGTCTTTCTTAGCCCGCGTGACGGTGTACTCCTTGGTTTCGGGTGTGAAGGACTTGCCGATCGATCGGCCGAGCACGGTGAGACCGGTGAGGGACGACTTTCTGTCCGGCCATGCGGGCACATCGTCGCCGGCCGTGACGGTGAAGGTGCCGTCCTTGGAGACCGCGTCGCATTCGACGTGGACCGCGACTGGACCCTTTTCGCGGCGCCCGACGAAGAGCGCGCCGCTGGAAGAGACCGACGTGTGGTTGTCGGTCGCAGATGTGATCGTCCACTTGAGGGCCGGCCTGCCGCCGCCTCCTGTGACGGATTCGACGTCAAGCCGGTAGATGCCACCCTTATCGAGAGACTTAGGCTGGGTGCCGTCGGCCGCATAGCATTTGATGTCGCCGATTTCGGTGACGGGCGGCGTGATTTCGATGACCTCGTCGTCGGCGCCGGTCCAAAACATCGCTGTGGGCGCGAAGCGCGAACAGGAGATAGTCTGATGATGGTGAAAAAACACGTTGTAGGTGTTCGGATCGGTGGGGACGTCGATCGTGTTGGTCTGGATCAGGTGATCGTAGACCTGGAAGAAGTTCTTGTCGACGACGGCGGCCTGGAACTTGCTGTTAGGCACGAAGCGCTGCGGGATTTCGACGATCCTGTACTGGACGTCGGCGCGGTCGATATTGAACGCCCACGCGAGAGCTTCCACGTCCAGTGCGGCCCGGACGGCTGGCGTGGTCAGGAGGACCATGTCGCTCGGATTGGAGTGAACGGGCATGCGGGCCGGGTTGTAGGCGGTGGACTTGAACGCCATCTCGCCGGCGATGGTGCGCAGCTTGCGCAGAAGCTCGGTGGCGTCTTCCTTAACGGAGCCGGAGCGTGCCACGTCGGGCACATGCACGTGGTAGAAGCCTCCGCGCACCTCGTACTTCCCGAGAAGGGTGGCCATGAGGGTGAACTCGTCCCACTGATCAGATTCGTAGGGCGCGTCCGTCTGACGGTCGATGAGTTCGGCGACGTCACCGCCGTTGAGGAACGCGGATTTGATCAGCGCCTTCTCCACAGAGACCTTATAACGGTCCATGCGGTTCTTGGTGTGGAAGGCTGACTCCACGCGGAAATCATCGCGACCGAAAATGAGCTTGGCGTCCACATCGTCATTGGGATCATAGGCTGCAGCGTTGAGAAGCCCAGTCTGGATTTCTTCAACGCCATTTCCGTCTTCGATCATGCCCTTCTTGAATTCGGAGAGCGGGTTGCTCCACGCCTTCTGCGTAGCGAAGATAGGGACGAGCTGGTTGAGGAGCGATTGGCAGATGGGGTTCCACAGGTCACGGTGGGACCCGAGATAATCCAGCGTACGCTCGATACCGGCCTGAGTCGGGGCGGGGATGCGCTTCTTGTAGCCCATCGCCGCGGCGTTAATGGCGGACTGCAGGAGCTGCGTGTTGGTTGTGCCGGGGCGGAGCGCCGGTGCCTTGAGTGCCATGAGTTAGTAGATCCTTTCGTCAGGCGAGGAGGTCTTCGATTTGCAGGTCTTCGGGATCTATGTCGCCGTCCAGCACGCTGACGTCGGCAGCCTCGTCCATTGCTTCTTCGGTGATGATAGCCCGAAGCTCCTTACACTCATCTAGCGCCTGCTGTGCGAGTGTGCGAACTTCGTCAATGAGTTCCGACAAGTCGGCTTGGACGTCGCTCTGCGTCGCTTCTACGGGGGTGGCCTCCTCGGTGGCCTCCGCCTCGGTGGTCTCTTCAGGGGCCACTCTTCCTCCTTAGTGTCTAGGCTTAAGCGGCGGGGCAGTCCTGCCGCGGTCAAAGGGGTGTCAAATCCATCTGGGGCCGGCAGGTGTCATCCTGTGACGCCCGGCCGCAGGCTCCGCCGGAGCACGTGAAGGCCCCCCCCCCGACAGAGAGTATGACA